GTAGGTTACATGCTGAATATATGACAAAAAGCACTGGTTTAACTCCAATTCTAATACAAGAAATAGATTTTAGAAATGGATACAAAAATCAAAAGTCATGATTACATTTGAAGATTTAATAAATCCTTTATCTTTAGATGAGTTTTATACAAATTATCATAGAAAAAAGCATTGTATAATTAGAGGTAATAATTTTAGAAAAGATTTATTTTCCAAAACAATTACTTGGAAAAAGTTTTCTGATTATATTAATAATGACAGGGCAGTATCTGGAATACAGGCAATCTTACCTAATGGTAAAAAGTTATGTATGGAAAAAAATAACTTATATAGAGATGCTATACCTTCATGGTCTAGAGAAGATTATTTTGAAAAAAGATATTTACATGAAATTTGGTGTAATGGTGGATCTATTATTCTTACAAAAGCTTCTATGCTGTCGAGAGAAATATCAAGTATTGCATATGCAATAGAAAATGAGTTTAAAGGTTCATGCGATGCACATTATTATTGTAGTAAAAGTGCAAAAAGTAAATCATTTGATCCTCATATAGATCATGATGATAACTTCTTAGTGCATTCTTATGGAACTGTTAAATGGATGGTTTGCGATAGTTTAGATAATGATAAAGATAAAGCACATTCATTTAATCTTACTGTTGGGGATTTATTATATATACCAAAAGGTTTAGCTCATGTTGCTTATCCTATGTCAAAAAGAATATCAATATCTGTTCCTTTATTAGAAGTAAAAGACTTCAAAACAGGTACTTTGAAAACTATAGATCGCAAATATTATGATTTTGCTTAAAAAAAGGTTAAAATTGAAAGGTGTTTTTACTAAGGAAAACAAATGAGTAAATCTCCAGATGCTTTTGTATACAGAGCAACGCTAGATCGCGTTGTAGATGGCGATACATTCGATTGTATACTAGACTTAGGGTTTGATGTAAAACTACATAAACAGCGCGTTAGACTGCATGGGATCGACACTCCTGAATCCAGAACTAGAGATTTAGCTGAAAAGAAACTAGGATTAGCAGCAAAAGAGCGATTAAAAGAGCTTTGTGTAGGATCTTTCAAAATTAAATCTCATGGGAAAGGAAAATATGGAAGAATTCTGGGTACACCCTACACAGAAGATGGAAAAGATATTTGTAAAATTTTAATAAAAGAAGGACACGCTGTAGAGTATTATGGTGGAACTAAAACAAAAGTATGGGGAGATTATTAATGTTTAACCTTTTAAGTAAAATAAAATCGTTCTTTGTTAAAGATGATTCAGAATACGAAACTGTCAGAACTAGAAATAAAAAAGGCAGATTTGTTGCTGATGATCCAAAAACAAAAAAGAATGAAGCTTACACAAAAGTTAAAAAGAAAAAATCAAAGAAAAAGAAAGCAAAGTAAAATATTATGCCATTAGTTCGTTATAAGTTTAATCCGGGAATTAATAAGGAAGGCACTGACTATAGTAATGAAGGTGGATGGAATGATTCTAACTTTATTAGATTTAGAGCAGGTAGACCTGAAAAAATTGGTGGATGGGTAAAAAGAACTTCTCAAACATATATTGGAACTGCTAGAAAACTATTGCAATGGTCAGCATTAGATAACGATAAATTTATAGCAGTAGCTACTAATAAAAAATTATATATCTTACAAGGTGATTCGTTTTACGATATTACACCTATTAGAAAAACATCAACTAATAGTATTACATTTTCTGCAAGTGATGGCTCATCTACATTAACAGTTACAGATTCATCACATGGTGCTGTTATAGGTGATTTTGTTACTCTATCAGGTGCAGTTAGTCTTGGTGGTAACATAACTGATACTGTTTTAAATCAAGAATATGTAGTAGTAACTGTTCCTAATACAAATACATATACTATAAGTGCAAAAGATACTAATGAAGATGCTGTAACAGCAAATGCTTCTGATTCTGGCAATGGTGGTTCTGGAGTAGATGGAAGTTATCAGATTAATACAGGTCTAGATACTTTTGTTGATGGTGTTGGTTATGGTTCTGGTACATGGGGCGAAGGATCTTGGGGTAGTAGTACTACTGGATTTCCCTCTCAATTAAGACTTTGGTCTTTAGATAACTATGGAGAAGATTTAGTATCTTGTGGCAGATTAGATGCTATTTATTATTGGGATAAATCAGATGGATTAAATACAAGAGCAAAACCATTATCTGATCTTTCAGGTGCTTCTAATCCTCCTACTAAAGCTTTACAAGTAATAGTTTCAGAAAAAGATAAACATTTGATAGCAATAGGATGTAATCCTTTTGGTTCTACTGAAATAGATTTTATGCAAATAAGATGGTCAAGCCAAGCAGATGCTACTGATTGGACACCTGAAACAACTAATTCTGCTGGAGATGTTAGGTTATCTTCAGGATCACAAATAATTACAGCTTTGAAAACAAGGCAAGAGATTATTATTTGGACAGATACATCTTTGTATACTATGAGATTTGTAGGAGATCCATATGTATTTGCAGTTGATTTGATCAGTGAAGGTGTAAGTATAATATCTCCTAATGCCATGATAAACGCTAACAATATTGTTTATTTTATGGATCAAGATAACTTCTATATATACAGTGGTGGGGTAAAAACTATGCCTTGTTCTGTAAGAGCATATGTTTTTGAAGATTTTAATAGTGGTCAAGCATATAAAGTATTTGCAACAAGAAATGCACAATTTAATGAGGTTTCTTGGTTTTATTGCTCTGCATCTTCTGATGAAGTAGATCGTTATGTTACATTTAATTATTTAGAAAATAACTGGACAATAGGTCAGTTATCAAGAACAGCATGGTTAGATTCTGGTGTAACAAGCAGAAATCCAATAGCAACTTCTAATAATTATATTTATAACCATGAAATAGGTTATGACGATGATGGTAGCGCAATGAATGCCTATGTAGAAAGTGCAGACTTTGATATTGATGATGGAGATCATTTTTCTTTTTATTAGAAGATTAATACCAGATATTAAATTTATTGGTAGCTCTACAGCACCAGAAGTTACTTATACATTAAAAACTAGATCAGCAGGCTCAGGTAGCTTAGTTACCTCTACAACAGCATCAGTTGGTAATACAACAGAAATGAGCAATGTTAGAGCTAGAGGTAGGCAAATGAGATTAAGAATAGAAAATATTGATGCTAATAATGGATGGAGATTAGGAGATGTCAGGCTTGATGTTAGACCTGATGGAAGAAGATGAGTGATAATTCAGGATTTAGAATACCTTTAGAGATACCTTTATCTGATGATTACGATAGAGAATATATGGTTCGTTTATTAAATCAATTGAGATTAAATTTTAATACTATACAAACTCAAGATGAAACTAATGAGCCTATAGAAGCTCTTCAATGGTACTTATTGTAATGGCTAATACTTATAAAAATGTAACAACAGCTTTGAGTACAACAAACTCAACTACTATATATACAGTGCCTACAGCTACAGTTGCTATAATAAAAACTATTAGTGTATTTAATACAAATGCATCGACTGCTGCTACTTTGACAGTGCAAATTACAGATAGTTCAGCATCAGCAACAAGAACATTTGATTTTATAGATGTAGCAGCTGTTACAAAAAAAGGTTTCTTATTGAATGGAGAGAATATAATATTAGATGAAGCTGATATACTAAAGATGACAGCAGAAACTGCAAACTATTTTGATGTATATGTTTCAATACTTGAGATAACATAGTATGTTTAAACATAGAGAGAAATAAATGCCTATGGAAGATTTTAGAGAATTTATAAATTCTAACAAAGATATGAAAAAAATGAACGATGGTAGCATGATGAGACCAATGCAACCTATGGCTGAAGCACTAGCAGAAAAAGGTCGCTTTGGTGATACTATGCTTGTTCATATGAATCCAGCAGAAGTGCAAGGATTAGCATCGCTAGTTCCTAATGGTCAACTAACTATAAATCCAGATACAGGTCAACCTGAAGCATTTTTACCATTGTTGTTAGGTTTATTAGGTTCTGGCTTAGGAAGCGCAGGATTATTAGGTGGTAATGCATTACTTTTAGGTGCATTAGGCTCAGGTATAGGAACTACTGTTGAAACAGGAAGCCTTAAAAAAGGTATACAAGCAGGATTAATGAGTGGCTTAGTAGGTGGTCTAGCTGGAAAAATGTTTACAGGTGCTAAAGCTGCAACAGATGTTGCAACACAAGCTGGAACACAAGCTGCAACAGATGCTGCAACAAAAGGTGTTACTGAATCAAT